TACAATCACAAGCTTATTTTGAAGATTACACACCGGTTCTACCGCTAAATTCTTGCGCGTATAGCTGTACTCCGGCTCAAGCATGAACTTCTGGCAAGTCTGCTTTAGAATTTCAGCCGCTGCATTAATCACAATGTTTTTATCCGTATGAAACACCAAACTTAGCATAAATGGGTCGGAAGACGCAGGGGATGTAATGGAATTGAACGCATTGTTGGCAATACTTACACAACACGCAGAGAATGGGACTGTATTGTACGCATAATCAACGCCTAGCTTCTGATTCTTCAATCCGACGACTGGCTTATTTTGTTCATCCGCATAAATGTCTAATTCTACCAAACGTGGTCCTGCCTTAATAACCAATGGAAGAATGGAATCGGATACGTAGTCATAGAGCTGAGCACCCGGAAACACAGAATATGCGGATGACGCTACATAGTAATCACACAACCGGTATGGCTGCGGACATCCAAGAGGAGCAACGCGTGTTACTTTCTGGTAGGCATCAAACGTCGGCCTTGCCTTTGCATCTGCTTTGGATTCAGACGGCTCTATAGATTTCCAAATCATGTATGCTATGAATGCAATTAGAACTGCGAACAATGTGTAGTACAACCATGAAGAGCTTGCGAACCCTATAAACCCTTCTTCTACTTTCGTAACAAGAGGAGTGCTTTCCATTATTACTTTCGGATATGAAATAGTAGTCCACGCATACTACGAACTACATCATCGGGGATTCTCTTTTCCATCGGAATTCCCATCAGACAGCAGTAATGAAAGTATAAACAATACATTCCACACTCCGAATCTTGAAACTGATGGCGAGTTTTATTGTACGATGCTTCCATCGGCTTTTTATGAATTCCAGTTTTATCCCAATGCTCTTTCCACCGTTTCATGAGTTTTTGAATTTCCTTCTCTGGCTTCGCAGCGTATGAATCAAAGTATGTGATACGAGGATATTCTAAGTCTGGACGAATATCACAAAATACGGCAACCCAGTGTTGACCAGGACCGGTAGATACATCTGTATTGAATACGATACCAATTTGAGTATATCCTTTATTGTACAATCCGGTAATATCCAGTGAACACAAAGAGCTTACAATACAGGTTCCAGTTTGAGACTGTTTGTCAAAATCAATCGGAAAGGAACCAACATAATGATAGTGTTTAAAGACTCTCTCGTATTGTCGTTCTAGCTTATCAATTTCAAGCGACGACAACCATTCATGAGTATTCTGCTTCCAAGAACTCGGAGCTGTCGGTTTAGAAATTAAAGATTGAACGACACACTCGGCTCCCGCACATATATCGTGAAACCGAGACTTGAGACGACCCCACGTCTGTTTCATTGTTCCTTCCGGAATCTTGGACTTCGGATGTTCTGCATTATAAACCTTTCGCAGATTCTCTACTTCAGACGCATCAAAGTACATCTCCTTATTCTGAAAACGGAATCTATTCTGGTAGACGAACGAGTAATACATAGAATGGAGCCACTCAAGAGAAATCTTCGCGAGTATCGTGAAGTTGATAACGAGATTCGTGATCTAAATAAGACACTAAACGAAAAGCGAGAGATTCGTAAGCGCGTTGAAGTAGATATTACAACAATTCTGGCCCAACCTGCGTTTCAGGAGTATAAGAAACTTCAATTGGAAGACGATGGGTCTGTATTCCGAATTCAGCGCCCGAACGATTGGCAGAAACCATGGACACTCTCTCAGAAGGAGCTGAAGAATCTTCTAGAAGAGTACTTCCGTTCTGGAGCGCCTAAAAATGCAGAGGAATGCCACAAATATATTTGTGAGCGACGAAAGGAAGATCTTGTTTCTAAGGAGTTTAACTTCAGTAGAGTTCTTCCGAATGAGTAAATAATGGAGTTGTTACTTACTGATCCTTTGATACAGGAAGCAATTAAGAAAGATGATGCTGCACAAGCACTTCTTCAGTTAAAAAATACATCTAAAAAATTAACATGTCATTCTTCTGCTACCGAATATGCAAAATTTGCGCTTGGCGATAGAGCGGATGAAGTTCTTGCTAGATTAGGAAAAGCGCGAAAACTTTACGAATCAACCACTCCTCAAAAACAATGTGAAGCTGTGCTGACGAATAAACCGCCAGATAATTGTTGGTTATGCGGGTATGCTCTTTTTCCATATCAAACAGGACCAAAGCGCACGGTGTGTGAACATATTTTTCCAATTTCATTGGCGGTATTCTTTTTAGATTTACATCGCAAAGAGAATCCAACTGTGTTTTCAGAAGAATCTATAAAGCAGGAATACGATTGGGCACATACATATTGTAATGCAGTTAAAAACGATATTCCGTTTATAACTGAGAAATTTACACCAGAGGGGAATATTGAAAAATGGGTTGTGTATGACGTTGGTATTCTGGATATGTTAGAGAATATAAAAAATGGAGCACATCTAAGAGGATATCCTGAAACCTATATTTTTGACAATGCCTGGAAAGAGAAACGGTTTGAAAAAATTAGAAATAGAATAGATGCTATCTTGTTGACTGAAATTAATACACAAGATACTCCAATTCTAACATATATGCTTGGATTGTTAAAGTGTTCAGACCCTGAACGATTGCATCCATACGGAAAATTGGCACTTCAAGATAAATCACTTCCGCCAAAACGACAGCGTTCTGCATCGGAATCTTTAACAAAGACCAGAAAAGCAAAGGTAGAATTGTTTACTGGAAAACGAACTCTTAGAAATAAGAATAAGAAAGGTTAAGCAAAAATGTATAATCCATACAATTCAAAGAATCGCTTGTTTACCAGAACGGATATTCAAGCGATTCTTTCTCAACATAACTGCCATGTTACAGTTCAGAACGATCAGTTGTTTCAAACTGCAATGGTCCATTCTTCATACGTAAAACGAGAAGAATATACAACTCCAACAGGAGAGCCAACACAGTTAGCCCTGCGACCGGAAACTTGTCTAGAACTATTTGACGATTCATATGAACGACTGGAACACCTTGGCGATTCCATATTGGGAGCAGTGGTCTCGACATATTTGAATAAACGCTTCCCGTCTGAAAATGAGGGATTCATGACAGATTTAAAGAAGGAGATTGTTTGTAACGAGACTCTTGGCCAACTTTGTCAAAAAATCGGTTTGGATAAGTTCTACATCATCTCTCGTCACAATGAGGATGTATGTAAGGGTAGAACAAATTTGAAGAAACTTGGAGATATTTTAGAAGCATTTCTTGGAGCTCTTTGGATTGATTGTAACTATGACTTTCAAGTCATTTCAGCGTTTATAATCTGCTTGGTTGAGAAATATATCAATATTCCAAAGCTTCTGATGAACAACCGGAACTATAAGGAACAGTTGCAGAAGCTTTACCAGTCAATGTTTCACTATACTCCAAGCTATATTATGCTATCATCGTCTCCTGGTTCTTATACGATGGCAGTTGTAGATGAAAATAAAGTACATCTTGGAATTGGAAGTGCTTCTACCAAGAAGCAAGCGGAACAGTTTGCTGCTAGAGAAGCTATAAAGAATCTGCAATCCTAAATAATGGAAGCAGAGGATCTTGATATTATTGTAGATCAACCGTTGGCAGATCCTTCTCCTCCAAATATTGTATATAGAGCATTACGTCCAGACGAACTTTTTACATTAGTTTCAACTGGCTTCTTAAGTGCTCCGTGCAGCAGATGCCCATATGACGTGTGTTGTAACATAAGTGCGAGTGCACACGTCAATAGTGGAAGTAGAGCAAATATGAAGTCCCGTTGGATTTCAACTACGCGAAGTTTAAACATCGCATCTTTATGGGCTGCACGAAAAGGAAATGCTATGTTTACAGCGGAACATGCACCCGGTAAAGCATCTGGAATTGTAGCAGTAATAGGATTAACAAGTAGTCTTGAATATAGCGATCCAACAAAAATAGAAGAGATAGGAGTTACTGCTAAAAATGCGACTATAGCATCTCAAGAAATTCTGATTAAAGATAGAATTCCTTATAAAAATATAATCGGACTATATCAAGTAGAACAAGTAAATAAACCGGAATATGAAGAATTTATAGGACAAAAAGTGTATGGCAAAAAGAAGAAGAATGCTTCGTCTGTATACGTTATTATTCATAACCAAATCGTAAAAACAGATCCTTCATTTTCTGAGTATTTAAAACATGCAGCAGATATTGGATTAAAAAGTAGATTCGTGTCTTCAACTACCGCAGGAACTCGTAAATCAAAACATCGTTCGCATCACTCTTCCACGCGTAAGAAGAATTCCCACAAACGAAAGACACGCAGGAATTAGAACAAATGTAATATACCGAGCGTGTTCTTTATTTTTCACAAACTGACTAATGGTAAAAAATGTAGCACCGTCTTCTGCTTGTAGATAGATATTTGGGCACTCTAATGCTTGTCCACCCAGTGAAGTGCTTGCATCCTTTCGCTTCTCTTCGTCTGTCTTGATTCCACGTTTCTTTTGATCCTCTTTTACAACTTCTTGAACCCATTCCGACGTCATATCAAAAATTACAAAATATGCAAACACAATTAGGACTTCTCCGAGTGTTTGCGTAATAGATGCCATCTTCACACCTCCGATAATTAATCCAAAAATTTGCATGAGTTCTAGTGTCATAAAAATAATTCCATAGTACGCCAACATTCCCTGAACGGGATTCAGAGAATTAAACCATAATAGTACAGGTCTTGAAGAAAATATAAATCCAAGAGCTGCGAATGTCAAAGGAAACCAGATATAGATAGGGTCCATTATCAAATTGCCATACTATTCTTTGTCTTCGGAATGCGTCGGACTAGAAGTTCGCGCTGAGTTCCACCAACCGACATATCTTCTGCTCCTTCCGGAATTCCTTCAATTGAGCGAAGAACTTCTGCGACACGCTGAGGTTGGTCTGCAAATTGAAGCAGAAGCTGCGTGCGAATTAGGTCACGACGAAGTGGTGGACGGGATGTACGGACTGAGCGAGAAATATTTCCAACACCAGACCCTTCCAGCGCAAAATTATCAACCTGATTGTCTCGCATAAATTCCAGAATTTTCTTTGAGTTTTCTGCTTTCTTTTCACGAATTTCCTTAATTTGACGACGAAGGTCTCGTTCATGGTCATCCAGAGACACCCACTCTTTCAGGCTTTGCCGAATTCGTTCCGTAGCGTCTTCATTCGCCATTTGAAATATCTACGCCTCTGTGTTGAAAGTCGCTTTCCGCCTGTAGTTGGAATGCTTGCATTCAGTTTATTTGCGACACTGTCTCCGAGTAACGAACGACTTGTGTTTATAATATCTTGTTTTCGTTCAGATACCTTTTTGGCAACCTTTCCGGTAGAAATGGCTGCCTTATACAGGATTGGGCCGGCAAATGGCAGAATTAAGAAGGATGCTAATAAAGCTTCGCCCAACTCATCTTCTAATACATGCGTGATCACAACCATCACGCCTGCGATTGCTGCAGGAATTGCCACAATTGCCGCCCCTATTGGTCCTCCAATATCCGTTGCTATAGCGTCGGCCGTTACGATTCCTGTCGTAGTTGTTTGTACAGCAGACTCTTTCAAAAGTTCAACAACTGGTCCAATTGTCCGATTGTTTTGTAATGTTTTCAAAAAGGTCACGTAGGGATACGCTGCATCGCTTAAATTTACAACTATATTTGGCATGTACTGCCGAGTGTATGCGATTAAATGCCGAATTCCTTTGTCCAGAACAACGGCTTCATCAGACGTACCACCTGACTGTTTTACGAGACGATATAACGTTTTAGACTGACGATCATCAAACACTGGTTTTGTCTTTGCAGTGTCATAGAACACAGACCGCTTAATATCGGAAGATGTTTTCCATGTGTGTTCGCGGATAAAATCATTCAGGCTAAGCGCTTTTGCAACCCGTTCGGATGCTTTTTTATCGTGAGTCTTTTTCTCCAAAAAGGACTGGATTTTTTTCAATCGTTTGTCCTTTATGGGTGCGTCATAGACCCACTCCATTATTGTATGCGTTCAAAAAAGTCCAAAAACATTGGGTCAAACGAGAAATGCCAACAATTATACAAAGTACCATGGATGAAGATACGGGTACTATAAACTGGAACAGTCAGTTAGAAACAATTTTATCGCAAGAAGGAGAACGTGCGCTTTGTTACGCTTGGCTGCATATACAGTCGCAGAAGAAGTATGATAAACTAAATACCTATATTACGATACCTACAATCACACTATCTACATTAGCTGGAAGTGCAGCAATCGGTTCTTCTTCTATTTTTGAAAGTATTCCTCAATCCGGAAACTATATTATCGGTGGAATTAGTTTAACTATTGCATTATTGAACACCATTTCTAGCTTTTTTGGATGGGCAAAACGTTCGGAAGCACATCGTCTTTCTGCGACAACGTATACAAAAATTCATCGGTTTATGATGATTGAATTGGCTCTTCCTCGTACAGAACGAATGGCTGCTCGCGATATGCTGAAACTAACACGTGATCAGTTAGATAGATTACAGGAAACATCTCCTCAAATTCCAGACGATGTGATATCGCAGTTTAAAGTTCGCTTTGGCGATTCAACACCTGAAGTAAGCAAGCCTGGAATTACAAATGGTCTTGACCCCATTGAGGTGTACATTGATGAAAGCATCACACCCAGCCGTCTTTCTGCTGCAATAAAACCTCTTTTGATTAAAACTTCCAACGACGATCACACTCTAGACACGTTACAAAAGTTGTCATTGGCTCGTCCGCAGAGCGGGTCTGAAGCTGATAGTAGTCACACTTAGTCTTCTTCTTACAACGAGAACACCATAGGAAGATAGATGCAATATCATTCTTGGAATATAGTTTCTTCTCAGTCTCAATAATCTTCTCAATTGCAGCCTTCCAGCGAGCCGGACACAAATCAACAGCAGTCATTTCTACATATGCACGTGGTGTAAGTTCTCCAGATCGTATCTTAGAAATCCAGTCTTCATTGTTCTTCACATAACTATTGGTTCCACGAAGATTTTCATAGATAGAAATTGCTCTGCTTCTATACATGTTCCAAAACACACGGTTCTTCCAATCAACATCAATTCCTTCTCGGATTGCTTGATCGTTGACAGATTGAAGAATTGCCGTCTCAATTTCAGAAGCAACTTCTGTAATTTCGGATAGATTTTCACGAACCTTATCCCGAATTGCACAGTCTACAAATACATTCTTAGACCGAATCACTGCAGGACGCGATGTTTTTGGCTGACGAACTTGTACAACCGGTTCTTCCTCTTCAGGCTCCTCTTCCACCTCATCTTCTTCCTCTTCTACGTCTTCTTCTACTTCTCCTTCGTCAATCTCATCTTCTTCAAGGTCTTCTACTGCAAATGTCCATTCAGAATACAATGTTTCATATTCATCCGGACGAATATTCTCGTAGGAAGTCACAGATTGCTCATACGAATCCTGATTGTCATTCTTAGAAGCAAGAATAAGAATAGAGCCATAGTATGTTTCCTCGTCAAATGGAGATGGAAGCATGTGAGAATTTACTTGGTCATCTTCTCCAGTAATAGATGCAAATATAGAGAGCCACCGTGTTTCCTTAAGCGGGTCCTGAATCTTTCCCTGAAACTGAATCTCAGGATTCTTATATTTCTTACGAATCCATTCTAGAACATCAGATGTCTTAGTCGGAATCTGAAATTCAGAATATGAACTAGCTGTTGAAATGCAAACTCCATATACCATTTTGTAGTATATATGTCTGCGCTTATACTGGTTCGTTTTCAATGTCTGAAAACGGATTTTTTAGCGGTAATATAAACTAGCATACCATCACACAAAATGGCAAGTACATATATTCCGCCTAACAAGCGTGTCATTCAGAATTCGCAGGCATTCCCAGCTCTGACTGTCATGCCTCCACCAAAGAACAACGCGGTTGAGAAGCCGAAGTTTATCACCATGGTTCACAATCTCGTCTCGGCAGAAGAGCAGCAGGCTCTCCAAGAGGAGGAGGCGCGTCTTCGCAGAGTTCGCGAGTCAGTGGTCGTTCCGGTGAGATTTAAGAATCTCCACGCAATTCGCGAGAAGATTCGGGCGGAGGAGGCCGCGAAGACCGAGGACGTTTCTCAGACAGAGGAGCCACTCGCAGATACTGTTGATGATTGGCAAAATGTCGTGAACAAGCGTAGTCGCGCGTATCGTCGCAGCAATCGCACTCCCAGGACTCCCGAGGAGATTGCTGCTCAGCACGAAGAGGAGGAGCGTCTACGCAAGGAGCAGGAGGATGCGTGGAGTAACAACGGCCCAGAGACTCATGAGACCTATTGGGATGAGCGCCGTTAAACATTCATTGGAACTGGAGTCTTAAAAAATAAACTACGAATCCATACAGCTAAACTCTGGCCCAACCGAGGTACATACAGACCATACGGACCTGAGCTTGCCTGCCATCCATAATACACTCCAAACACAACAGCACAAATTAACAAAATAACATCTAATAAGGCAAAAATACCATTTTTGTTTATTTGATCACCCGCCCAATCTGCAATCCCCTTCGTAGCCTTCTTTTTCTCATCACCTACACCTGCTTGTTTGACAGGTTTTACATCATCACCCTTTTTTGCGACTCGTTTACAGCGCATATAGGTCTTTCCATCATGTGGCATAGGACCTCCAGGTAAGTGCTCCACGTCATTAAAGAATACTTCGCGGTCTCCGAGTGGCTGAATGGGACGAGACCCCGGCGAGACATTTTTGGTTAGAAGAGCAAAGTTATTAGCATCCATATTAATCATAGCCTTAAACACACACCACTTTACGGGAGCACAGTTGGGAACGATATCAGAACCTTCATAGTAGAAATAGGAACCTGCCGGAGGAACCATCATAAAGATTCCCCAATTTTCACCTAAATTCACCTGCGTCCATCCGGTTGTGGATGCATACGGAATAAATGAGTTGAAAAAGTGAGTAGAGGATGTCTCAGCCGGATTCACTCGTACCAATGCGCTAACGTTTAGGCGACCTCCAGTAGGATTCGTGAAGAAGGCAACAACTTCGGCGTCTGCTTGAATGTTTTCTACTGTATGATGGCTCGGATGATTCACAAGCAGAGAGTTACACGTGTAACCTTCACCATTAAACTTACAGGATCCAAGACTTGAAGTACTTTGTAGCACAAGGCCTTCTTCGCTAATAATCACATTTGCAGAAGCAATCATCGCATCATCAAATACAAGCTCACACATTAGATCGCACGGCTTCGCAAATGTGTGAGATAGATTGATTGGACTTTGATTCGTACCGGCACAGTTTCCAGACCATGCCGTAGATGAGCTGAAAATACTCATTTGTAGTTTATCACGATTTTGTATCCCGCAATTAGACAATATGTCTGGTCAAGGAAAAAAGACAAAGGCTCCGACGACTGCTGCCGAAGCAGAGTCGGAAAAACAGGCAACGGAAGCCCACCAGGCAGAAGAAAGTGAAAAAGCAGTCAAATCCATACTCTCAAAGATCTTAAAAATAAAGGAAGGTAGCAAAACTGCTATTAAAGATATTACAGACTCGGAATCTTTTAAACCGAAAATACGCGATGCACTAGAGAAAAAGAAAGCCGCTTCTGTTGAAGTAGAAAAAGCAACAAAAGAGGCAGAGCAAGCAAGTGAAAAAGCACAAGCTGCGGCAACACTTTCCGTGCGAGCAGCCGAATCTGGAGAAGCAGAAGCTGCGGCAAGACGCGCAGCACGAGCAACTGAAGCAGCTGGAGAAGCAAATGCTGCGCAATCCAAAGTAGTGTCTGCTACGGAAACTATGGAAAAGGCCATCTCCGAAGTAACAAAGACATTAGAAGACGCAAAAAAGAAAACACAAAAGGCAGTTACTTCTGTTAAAAGTTTAACGAAGGATGTTAGTAGATTTTATGAATCATCTCCTACTTGGTTGCGTGGTTCTTCTTTAAAGTTTTTAAGAGTCGTACAGAAAATTGAAAGCGAGTTAAGCGATGAATACGACCTGTCTTCAGACCTACGAAAGAAATTAGATGAAGTAGAGCCATATTTAAAAAAGGTAAGAGAAGAAGCTGCTGAATTACGAGCACAAGCGAGAGAACGCAATTGGGAAGCAGTAAAGTCAACTGTTAAAATCATTGGTACATCGGTTGGTACGATTGCAAAAAAGACAGGAAGTGCTGCAGAATCCATGATTGATAACACACTCGTTTCGTTTGGAGAAGCGGTTGATGCTACCGCCCGTGCTACTGGAAGTGTTATTTCTTCACTGAAGGAGGCAACCCAACGTACGCCTCCGTTACAGGTATCGCGTTCGGAACCGGAATCGTCCAGCCAA